TATTTCCGTCCTACTAAAAGTGGGGCGGGAATGACTAAAGCTGGTGTTAAAAGATATAGAAGTGAAAATCCTGGTTCTAAATTAAAAACAGCAGTTACAGGTAAAGTTAAAAAAGGATCTAAAGCTGCAAAAAGAAGAAAATCTTACTGTGCAAGAAGTGCAGGTCAAATGAAACAATTTCCAAAAGCTGCAAAAGATCCTAATTCAAGATTACGTCAAGCTAGAAAAAGATGGAAATGTTAAGAATTTTATTAATAATATCTATACTACTATTCTCTCAAAAAATTTATGGTGCAGATACGAACACGGTGAGTTCTACCGTAGTAACGGATAAATCAGTACCTACCGCAAATGCTCCAAGTGTTGTCGTAAACAATTCTGATATTTGTAAGGTAGCAACGTCAGGTGCAATACAAACAAACATACTTGGTCTCGCTACAGGCGTAGTAGTGGACGATGAGCTGTGTCAGCTTTTGAAGCTTTCCCGTCAGTTGTATGCATCAGGGCTTAAAGTTGCCTCAATTTCATTACTCGCAACTGACCCAAGAGTTTTTGACAGTTTAGTTATGGCAGGCACTCCACCACCATATATGGGTGCTATCGGAAGTGAAGCTCTTGAGAAATGGAAATCAAATCCAAACATGATACCAGAAGGCAGTACAGTATTTAAAGATACAGATGTTTTAAAGATTAACGTAGAAGAAGGTGTAAGCGATGGCGAATTCAAAAAGTTTTTATTTTTGGCTATGGCTATGTATATCGGTCTCCCTATCCTTTTCTAGTAAGGCTGTAGATTGTTCAACAGATACAGTTGGACTTTGTACTCCTACTATTGAAGAAATAATTGATCAAACCGTTACAGAAACAATAGAATATGAAGCTGATGGTTATACTGTAACCACAGAAACTACAACGAATACAACCACAACAACTGTAACAAATGAAGATTCAGGTGATTTATTAGATGGTGATAATGGTTTTGTACAGCCTAGATTTGAAGGCGATATGGATCAAGATTTTGGAGGTCAAGGGCCTGCAAGTATGCCTTCAGGAACTGGTTGTTTTAAATTAGGAACAGATAAGTGCGCACAAATTACAGGATCGGGCAATAGTACCAGCACAATGGGCGTGGAGGGGATGGGAACCACGTTTATCAACACAGTTGATATATCTTCACTTGATATAGAAAATGGAGGGAGAACAAATTACACAATCAAAGTAGACAAGCAAGATGCACAAGATCGTATATACATGCATATTACAGGTAAGAACGGAAACACCAATGTATTTAGTGGCACAGATATATTATCAGAATCTGGTGTAGCTAGTGGGTATCAAGAATATGAAAATGGTTTTGATTTTTCAGGCACCATAACAACGTTGATAATCGAAATTGGTGGACGTGATATCAATATGGCAATCGGCCCGCTCTTTGATGATATTACCATAAACGTACTTTACAATGTAATATCTACAATAGTTCAACAACAGATTACAACAGTAGAAATGTGGGTTGCTTACGGCGGTAGCACAGAAACAGAAGTAATAGATATTGTAGAAAATATTATTGATCACAATGATTTTAATGAACAGCCTAATGGAGAAATAGAAATAGAACCAATACAGGAACCAGACGATCAAGTTTCCTATGAAATGGTAGAGATGGAGATGGAGATGGAAATGCCTGTTATGGAAATAGAAATACCAGAGATGGAAATCGAAATGCCAGAAATGGAAATGGCAAGTGTTGAGACAGAAATAGAAATGGAGATGGAGATGGAAATGGAAATACCTGAGCCAGAGGTTGAAGTAGAAACACAACCTGAGCCAGAGCCAGAGCCAGAAGTAAATGAACCAGAACCTGAGCCAGAACCAGAAGTTTCTGAGCCAGAACAAGAGGAGGTACAAGATGAACCTACTGAAGAAGATACTAAGGAAACTGAACCTACTACGAAAGAGGAGCCTGAGCAGGAAGAAAGCTCATCAGAGGTTGCTAAAGATGAAGATAGCGAAGAAGATATGGAAGAAACAGAGGATAAGGATCAAGACGAGGTAAAAAAAGAAGAAGCTAAAAAAGAAGTTGCTGCTAAAAAAATCTTAAAGAAGATGGGCGATAAGGGTAGATATGATTCTGCAAATCAGTTAAAAACATTAATTGTGATGCAAGTATTAGGTAATTCTAAATCATTCTTTGAAGGTCAACAAAGTTTAAATGATATACAAGGATTTTTTACTGATAACGTAATACCTGATGCTGAATTAACAACTAATAATATTGCTCAATATTTTTTGTTTGCAGGAAGTGATGGATTAATGGATGAGATGATAATGCAACAATGGCAACAAATTTCGGAATAGCCATGGCAGAAATGGAATTTGCGGGTTTAAAATTCAAGGGCGGAAAAATATTCGTGGTCCTTACAGCGCTTGGTACTTTACTTGGTGGTGCGTGGGGCGTGTTTGAATTTTACAAAGACTATCTTAATATGAAAGATTCTATTTCATCATATGTTGCTCCTGACCTTTCAGAGTTTGATAAGACTATTGCTTTAACTAAAGAAGAAATGAAAAGCAAAACAGAGCTTATACAAACAGAAGTTGAAATGATAATGCAAGAAATGGAAATGATGATGTCAGAAATCCGCTTAGTAAGTGATGTGGCAAACGAACTCAAAAATGACCTTCGGCAAGATGTAAGAAGAGTAGAAAAAATTGTTAATGATGTAGAACAGCAAGTTAAAGAAGACGCTAGAGATAACTCAAAAGATTTAAAGATTGCTATAGATACTGTTGAAGAAGATATGACAAAATTAAAAACCGATATAGAAGAAAAGATGAAAGAATTACAAGAGAGTATTGATAAACAAATAAAGCTAACTCTTGAAAACCCTCTTAATCAAATGAAATAATGGTCGCTAAATTACCAAATAACCAATACTTTACACCTGTCAAAAAAAGAACTAGTATAGGTAACTCTTCGCGCAGTAGGCCGAAGAATAAAAATAAAAGACGACAACACGTTAGATATAGGGGTCAAGGTCATGGGTAAATTGTGTCCAAAAGGAAAAGCGGCAGCTAAAAGAAAATTCAAAGTTTATCCTTCTGCTTATGCAAATATGTATGCTAGTGCTGTTTGTTCAGGAAAAGTAACACCTGGTGGTAAGAAGAAAAAAAAGATGGATGGCGGTCCACTATCACAAAATAGAAAAGCAGTTTCACATTTAAGAAAAGTAAATATGAAAGAAGGTAAACCTACAATCATTGCGGCAGGTTGTGGAGCAGTGAAAGAAAAAAATAGAAAACAGACAAAATTATCTTAATGGCAAAGAAAGGATTAAGAGAATGGGTGAAAGAGAAATGGGTAGACATTGGAGCTCCGAAGAAAGACGGAAAATATCAACCTTGTGGCAGAAAAAAGGGGAGCAAAAGAAAGTACCCGAAATGCGTGCCACTTGCAAAAGCCACACGGATGACAAAGTCGCAAAAGGCGAGTGCTGTCAAACGAAAAAGAGCTGCGGGCAATCCCGGAGGTAAGCCTACAAATGTAAAAACTTTTGCAATGAATGGTGTTTCAACTTCTAGAAGAGCTGGTGCTGCTGTAAGAGGTTTTAATTTTAAAGGCGTATTCTGAGTTTAAAAAAAGAAATTGAAAAAGACATTAGAGATTGGTCAAGATTAAATCTTGAAGTGCCTAATAAACATTTAGCTGGAATGCCAGCATGTCCCTTTGCAAAAAAAACTTGGAAAGATAAAAAAGTTTTAATTAAAATAAAAGAAAAAAATAAACATTATAAGTCTCAATTATCTAATTATTTAAAAACGCTAAATTTAAATAAATATGAAATATTGATATTTTGTGATCCTTGGTTTTCTTATTCTCCTGATACCTTTCAAGAGTTTATAGATTTTTACAATAATGCCTACAATCTTAAGGACATATACTTCATGGGTTTTCATCCAAAAGCTACCCCTACTGTTGAAGAACACGCTTTTTTGGTAGATCCAGGCCCTGAAGAAACCTATGAAGGTGATTTACAATATTCGATGATGCTTGTACAAAAGTTCTCGCAATTACAGCAAGCTTCTGATAAATTACATAAAGTTGGTTACTATAGGGGGTGGCCAAAAGAATATTATAATGAGGTCGTCAAATCACGTTCTAAAATATATAATAAAATAAGGAGACATTTATGAAAAAATCAGCAAAAATGCCAATGGCTAGAGGCGGTATGAAAACCATGAAAGCTAGAGGCGGTATGAAAACTATGCTTAAAGGCGGATCTAGTACCAAAAAAGGTAAAAAGAAATCCGTTAAAAAAGGTAAGAAGAGAGGCTAATGCCTACTTACGCATCAACAGCAGATTTTGATTTATCTATTGATGAGATAGCTGAAGAGGCTTATGAACGTTGCGGTTTGCAAGTTCGTAGTGGTTATGATTTAAAAACCGCGCGACGTTCTTTAAACTTAATGTTATCTGAATGGGCAAATAGAGGATTAAATCTTTGGACCATACAAAAACAAGAAAAAACTCTTGCTGCAACTACTACTGCTTTGACTGGAACAGATTTGTTTGGCTCGGGAGCTAATGCATCTCAACAAATAATTGATATTACGGATGTTGTAATTCGTGACTCAAGTAACAATGAATTTTCAACAACATCAATCAGTCGATCTACTTATTTAAATTATACCGTTAAAACAACCAGCGGACGACCAAGTCAATACTACTTTGAGCGTACGATAAACCCAACGCTATTTCTATATCCTGCAGCCGATACAACGTACACTCTAGTATATTATGCTCTTGTTCGGATGAAGGACTCGGGCGCTTACACAAATAATGCTGAGATTCCTTTTCGATTTCTTCCATGTCTAACTGCTGGATTAGCTTATTACATAGCTATGAAAAAAGCACCAGACAGAATTCAATTATTAAAACAAATTTATGAAGATGAGTTTCAAAGAGCCGCAGCTCAAGACGGTGAAAGAACAAGTTTATTCCTAACACCTAAAACTTATTTACCTGGAGTTTAATAATGGGCAAATATGCGTCTGGTAAATTTGCAAAAAGAATATCAGATAGATCTGGTATGGCTTTTCCTTACAACGAAATGGTTCAAGAGTGGAATGGTTCTTGGGTACATATCAGTGAGTTTGAACCCAAACAGCCTCAACTAGAACCTTTACCAATTGTAACAGATCCTCAATCTTTACAGTATGCTAGATCTCAAATAGCTAACTCAAGAGTTTTTGTTGGTGGTGCTACAGGACCTATTAACGGAGGTAGAACTGTGCCTAGACCAGATACAGGCGAAGACGCTGCTTATGATAGTGGTGGTTTTGGATTACAAGTAAATGAATTTCAAACATTAGATATGCCTGTTACTAATTACTATGCAAATGGGGTAGCTTATGCCTCTACACAAAAAAGCATGATGCCTTTAAGTGTACAACAACCAAATAAACCTACACAGTTGAATTCTCGCGTAGGTAATGTTACAGTGAGCACGTCATGACCGATTATTCCGATTTAACAGATAACGTACGAAATTATACAGAAACAACTACTACAGTGCTTTCAGATGCTGTTATTCAACCTTTTATTGAATCTATTGAAGACAAGGTAAGAAGAACAGTAGATTTAAATTATTATAGAAAATATGATACAGCAACACTTACAGTTGCTAATCCTTTTTTACCACTTCCCTCTGACTGGGAAGCAACGAGATATGTGCAGTTAATAGATGGTAATGACGACAGAACTTACTTGATACAAAAAGATATTTCGTTTATGAATGAATACGCACCAGATAGAACTGATACCGCGACGCCTAAATTTTATGCGATGTGGGACCAAGACACACACTATCTTGCGCCGACTCCGAACGCTGCATTAACTGTAGAGCTCGCATACACGTACAAGCCTGCTGGCTTAACAAGTTCAAATACATCAACTTGGTTAAGTCAAAATGCCCCGAACGTGCTATTGTATGGTTGTATTTTAGAAGCACTTGGATACTTGAAAGGTCCAGCAGATATGATACAATACTACGATAAAATGTATAATCAGTCTGTACAAGCATTAGCCACATATGAGATGGGGCGTGATCGTAGAGACGAATTTCGGGACGGCGTTATTCGTATCCCTCTCGAATCAAGGAACCCATAGGAGATTATTATGGCAATTACTCAAGCTGTATGTAACAGTTTTAAAGTGGAGATCCTGAAAGGCCTACACAATTTTACGGCAACGACAGGGAACGCTTTTAAACTAGCACTATACGATAACGAAGCAACTTTAAATAAATCAACAACTGCTTTTTCAGGAACTGATGAAGTACCAAACTCAGGAACTTATTCTGAAGGTGGTGGAGCGTTAACATCTGTTACGCCAGCATTATCTACAGATACGGCTGTTTGTGATTTTGCAGATATTTCATTTACAAGTGCAACTATTTCAGCACAAGCTGCTGTAATTTATAATAGTTCAACTGTATCTGGCTTAACAACAAATGCATCTGTTTGCGTATTAGATTTTGGTGCTGTTAAAACTTCAACTTCAGGAACATTTACAATTACGTTCCCTGCGGCTGAAGCAACTGCTGCAATTCTAAGAATAGCATAAGGAGATAATTAATGGCCTCCGTCCAAGGATGGGGCCGACAAACCTGGAATTCGGGTGCATGGAATACTTTTGCGCCCGTTGACGCAACAGGTAATGGCCTCACGTCATCTCTAGGTTCTCTAACGCTTACGGGCGATTGTAACATTACGCTT